AATAAAATGGGATTTTTTCAATTTTCTACTCAGAGCTTATGCTCTAATAAAAATTCTGAAGTAAGCACCACAGGTAACTTATTAGAAGGTGTTAATCTCGATTTCTTACATTGATTTTCAGGATTTACAGATGGAGAGGGTAACTTCTTAATTACTTTAGACCGTCAATATATAAAGTTTAGATTTAAAATATCTTTACATATTGACGATGTGGAGGTTCTTAATACAATAAAATCTCATCTTAATATAGGTAGGTTACATTAGAAATCAGTAGAAATCGTTGTTCTTTTATTGTAGAAAATTATGCAGATATTAAAAATGTAATATGTTATATTTTTAAGAGTTTTCCTTTACATACTAGTAAAAGATTAGATTTTGAAAATTTTTATGAGGCTGTTCTTATTAAAGATAAAAAAAATATGTCTAATGCTGATATGGAAAGAATAATATCTCTTAAAGGTAATATGAACTCTAAAAGAGAAATATTTACATATGATATTACAGAATCTCAAATTATAATAAACCCTAATTGATTAATAGGTTTTATAGAAGGTGAAGGAACTTTTGGAATTAAAACAGGATCTTCTATGTATTTTCAAGTAGCTCAAAAAAATACTAGTCAAGAATGTTTAAGTGCTATAGTAGTCTTTTTGACTGGGTTACCCAAGCTTGCGCCAATGCAAAGCCCAGATAATAAAATATTACCTTTGAATGTAACAAGTTCGATGAATGTTAGAACAAATGTAGTATCTTTAGTTGTTCTTAGTGTAGATGGTCTGTATTATTATATTTTACCTTTTTTAGAATCTTATACAATGTACAGCCGAAAGGCTTTAGATTTTAAATTATGAAAAATAGCCTTGTTATTAAAAATACAGGGTTATTACTATCTTCCGGCAGGTAAAAAATTATTTTTGGACATTTCTGACATTTTAAACAAAAGGTACAGCACAAATCCTAATACTAGCAATACAGAAAAAATTATTGCGGATATCTATGAGAGATCTCAAGTAATTTTTTCCCAAGATCCTCCTTTCGAAGTCCAAGCTTATATACCCCATGTGGATAATGCTCGGAAATTCAGATTAGCCAACAAATCTGAAACCCCTAAAACAGTTTATATATATACAAATGAAGGTGAGGTTAAAGGTTCTCCTTTTTCTTCATTTAGTTTAGCTCATAAAGCGTTAGGGTTAAAATCTAGTAGTAACACATGTAATCGTTATATAGATACAGGTAGATTATATAAAAATAAATATGTTTTTACATCTAACCCCATAGATAGAACGTCTAGGGCTTAGGTTATAGTAGATGATTGGTCTGCATTAGATTATGAGAGATGTTAATAATGGATGATTAATACGTTATTTACATTCTAATACAGCTTCATTCTTTTTCTTCATAGTTTACCTACACATAGGTAGAGGTATGTATTATGGATCATATAGAGCACCAAGAACTCTAGTATGAACTATTGGTACTGTTATATTTATTTTAATGATGGCTACAGCTTTCCTGGGTTTGTTACATAGCCCAAAATGATTTAAATTAAACAGTAACAACAATAACAACAATATATTTAGCGGTATAAACCACAACAGCAATAATACAAACAAATTTAACTCTTATTATACTAGACCTCATATATTTGCAGGTGTAAAACAATCAAATACAATACGTAGAAGATATTTTTCTGAAACATCACCATGTAAGCAAAATAGTGAAGAATTGACGAGATTTATAACCGAAAAAAACCTTAATCCCGTTTTTATTTATGAAAATCTATCAGATAGTACTGTTAAATCTAGAGTTTTAAATGATACTCGGAATCTTAGTGGTATTTATTTAATCTTAAATAAAGTTACTTTGGACTATTATATAGGATCAGCTTCTACTGGTAGATTTCATGCTAGATTTTCTAATCACTTATTTAATTTTAATGGTAGTAAAGTAGTGAAAAATGCAGTAAAAAAATACGGTTTATCTTCCTTTGCATTTATGGTTTTAGAATTGTTTCCTGATATAGTAAACAAAGAAAACAATAAAAAATTATTAGATTTAGAAGACTTTTACTTAAAATCTTTATTACCAAACTATAACATATTAACTGAAGCTGGTTCAAGTTTTGGTTATAAACATAGTGAAATAACTAGAATAACCATGAAGGCTAATTACAGTGAAGAGCGTAGAATGTTTATAGGTAATTTAAATAAAGGTAAAAGCTTATCTCCTAATACTATAGAATTAATTAGAAAAGCGGCTTTAAACCGAACAAAACCTATTTACTCTGAACAAGCTATTACTAATATGAAAAAAAGTTCTAAAGCTATACTAGTATATAACTTGGATTACACAGTGTTTGGTGAATTTCCTAGTATGATAGAAGCCTCTAAATCTCTGGGTTGTGATCAAAAAACCATAAGACGGGCTTTACAAAGCCCTAAAAAGATATTAAGGAGACGTTGGATAGTTAAATATATATAACTAGTCCTTATGTATTTAGGCACTATTTGTTAAATTATTAAAATTGGTTTATAATAAACCCCCATATTATTATTATTATTGTTTGATATAAATTATTGTTATTATTGTTTAATATTAATCATAGTCCCGCAAGTTAAATTTTTTATGCAATCTATAGAGAAAAATAAAAAGTAAAGTGGAATATCCCGACGGGGATATTGAAGAATCCTATTTTGACTTACGTTGTTACACATCATGCTACACAAGCTAAGTGTAGAGGTGTCATAGTCAAGACTAAAAAGGATTTCTTTGGCAATGTTAGTGGAGTCCGCAACAGGCTAATAAATTTCTATTGACTTGCTTTGTGTTATAAAACACGTTATGATATGGTGATGAACTGTGCAAAGCAATAGGATTTTTTTTTTGCTAAGCGGCACGATCAAAGAATTTTTAATTCTACTCGACTTAAAGACTAAGGGTTAAAGATAAATAGGATTAAAGATTAGAGATCGTCGGTTATCTATATAATCGCGACAGACTGGGTCACTAATGGGTGTCTGAGATGATGCTTAATGCACAGTCGGAATTTTTAGTTTTAGTTATATGTCATACTTGGCTGATTTGGAGTAAGTTATGGCATGGCTAGAACTAATATAATACACGAATTCAAAGTTATTATAGCTTTTTATAAACGTCTTTTAGTTTATATTAAGTAAATATGTATGTATTGCCCTATGGACAGATGAGCCTGTGAGGTGCTACAGTTAAGCAAGTAATAGCTGTAGAAAAATATCACTATATGCTGGAAAGCCCTTACAATAAAAATACTCGAACGGTAAAATAGTGTAGGGTAATCAGCAGGAAACCTACGGATAACTTTTATCCTGGCATCCTCAGAGACTATACGTGATACATCTCCTTTCTTATTTTTGTTGCTGCTTTATACTAAAAAGGTGACAAGGTTAGTAGGCTGTAAATAAGGAGGGAGTAAAGATATAGTCCGATTTAAAGAAATTTAATGTAACCATATCTTAAAGATATGGATAATCCTGTGTAAAATTTTATGATTCCCACTATTACAGCGTCCATTATTACCCTGTATAAATTTGTATACTTTTTAGGACGCTTGTGGGACAGGGTTGATATAAAAGGTTTAAGTATTACTTGTTTAATTGTTCCATATATTTTTTTATCTAAGTCCTTATTAGAAACAGTAGAAGAGACTGTAATTTTACCCTGCGTAGCGGAGGAAAAATTTGAACTAGATAATATTAATAAGAAAGGTTCCCATCCAGTATTATATAAACTTAAACCTTCAATAAATTTTGAATTTATTGAATGATTTGTGGGTATAAGTGAAGCAGAATCTAATTTTTTATGCCGAGCGCGTAAAAATGAAGGAGTAGTAGTTGGATTTGAGTTCGTGTTTAAAATTACGTTGCATATAGATGATAGAAATGCTTTAGAACACACTGCACTCTTTCCTCTGTTTTACATAGGCCTACAAACATTTTATTTTAACCCTGTTATTGGATCAATTTACACTAGGATTACCTAGTCGACGTATTACTTCTTACTTGTGTGAAAGAGACCTTCATACTCTCTCAGTAGAGAGTGTCTCTTCAGAGGCCAGAATATCTTCACCGGAAGCGAATGAAGACGGTTGTAACGTGGTTCTAGGCAGAATTAACCCTTATTATATAAGTGGGTTTATGGATGCGGAAGGTTGTTTTTCTGTTTTATGTACTAGAAGTAAAAAAATGAAATTGGGTTGAAGATTACTTGTTAGTCTTCAAATCCACTCTCATAAAAGAGATTTAGAACTTTTAATAAAGATCAGAGAAGCTTTAGGTGGAGTAGGACATATATACGAGCATGGTAGTGATAGCTGCATGTACAGAGTAGATTCTTTATCAGATTTAGCCTATTCAATAATACCGCATTTGGATAAATATCCGTTATTAACCAGAAAACGAGCAGACTATGAGCTTTTTAAACAGGTTGTCCTAATTATGAATAATAAGGAGCATCTTACTGAGGAAGGTTTTAAGAGAGTTTTATCTATTAAGGCCTCTATGCGTAATGGTTTAACAGATGCTCTAGCTGAAACTTTTCCAAATATTATACCAGTAGCTAACCCAGTGGTGGAAATACCTAATGCCCAATCTATTAATCCTAATTGACTTGTTGGTTTCACTGAGGGTGAAGGTTGTTTTATAATACATGTTCAAAAACATTCTACACTTATATCGGAAAAAGCAGTAAGATTAAATTTTCAAATTACTCGTGATGAAAGAGATAAAGAACTTTTAAACTCGATAATTTTATATCTTAATTGTGGTACGTTAAAAACTTCTAATAATTGTAAAGTAGTAACTGTTACAAGATTTGAAGATGTATATAACACAATTATTCCCTTTTTTCAAAAATATCCTTTACAAGGGAATAAAAAGTTAAATTTAATAGATTTTATTAATGCTGCTGAATTAATTAGAGAAAAAGCTCATCTAACTAGCGAAGGGCTGGGTAAAATTTTGCGTATAAAATCCGGTATGCCGGTTGTGGACTTAAAAACCCCCCCCGTGGAAGCCTTCTTTACAACACCTTTAGACTCTGATATGGCGACGACTCCCGATTATTCATGTACTTTAGGAACGGAGTGTTATGGATCTTTACCTTTTCTCCCTGTTGTTGTTTATACAAACGCGGATTCTCAGAAAAAGCAAATTTTAAGTGAAAATCTTAATAAAGCTGGGGTTTACCGTTGAAAAAACACAGGATCTGGTAAAACCTATATTGGAAGTAGTCAAAATTTAACTAAGAGATTTTACCTGTATTTTAATGCTAGGGGGCTAGCAGTAGGTAGCGCTAAAAATATGTCTATTAGCAGAGCCCTTTTAAAGTATGGTTATTCTAATTTTAGCTTAGAAATTTTAGAGTACTGTGAACCTAATGTCACAATTGAAAGAGAACAATATTATTTGGATCTTTGTGCTGGTGAGTATAATATCTTAACTACTGCAGGTTCACTTAAAGGCTACAAGCATTCTCTTGAAAGTATGTTAAAGATGAGGGGTAAAAACCATACAGACGAATCTAAAGCTCTAATGAGTGAGGCTAAAATAGGTATAAATCATCCGATGTTTGGTAAAAACACTTCAGAGCAAACCAGAGTAAAAATAAGTGAAGCCAAGGGTTCAGCAATAAAAGTAACAGATTTAGAAACAAATGTAGAAGAAAATGTCTTTTCAATTAGAAAAGCCGCTGAGTTATTACGTGTAGACCATTCAAACCTTTCAAAACGTTTTAAGGGTTCGAATTGCTTTATACTAAATGGTAGATATAAAATAGAAAAACTCTAATTTCCCCTTACTTTAGGTTGTGGTAGACTTAACACCGAGCGAAATGTATTAGTATTTACAATATCTCAATTAAGTGATATTAAAAATATATTAATCCCTTTGTTTGAACAATTTCCATTAAACTCCACTAAACATTTAGATTATTTAGCATTTAAAAAAGCCTTTTTTATGTTTTTAAATCGAAAAACTAGTGAACTAAATAAAACAGATTTATACTCAAAGATTCTTGAATTAAAAAATAGTATGAATGTTAACAGAGTATCATATGTTTTACCTGCAGGTCATAATATAAGAATTACAGGTAATTATTTAGTGGGTTTACTGGAGGGAGACGGTTCATTTTATTTTAATAAACAAGGTATGTCAAATCATTCACTTTTTAAATCATTCACTTTTTAAATCATTCAATTTTTATTCGAGATTATCCATATCTTTAAGATATGGTTACATTAAATACACAAAAATTACGTATTACTTATTACACGAAATACACCTTGGAAGTGTTTTTCATGGCTGAGATCCTTTTTGGCTTTAAATCGGTTATTGTAAACTCTGATTTTTGTGTGGTTGTTCCTGTGGTGGTGTATTCAAATGCAGATGTAGACAAAGTTTCAATAGTAAAAAATAATAGAGGAAAAGCTGGAGTGTATTGTTGAGTAAATAATGAATCCGGCTTACGCTATGTAGGTAGTTCTATAGACCTGGGTAAAAGATTGCTTCAGTATTATAACTTGAAGCATTTAATGAAAGTTCATATGCATATTTATAAAGCATTGTTGAAACATGGGCATTCCAAATTCACTCTTGAAATTTTAGAATATTGTGATATTGATTGTACCATAGCAAGAGAGCAATACTATATAGATACTTTGAATCCTACTTATAATATACTTCGAGTAGCTGGCTCTCCTTTAGGTTATAGACATACACAAGAGTCTATAGAAAAACTTAAAATATTAGGAACAGGCCGTAAGCATTCTGAAGAAGCTAAAGCTAAAATAAAAGCAGCTCGTGTTGGTAGCATTGTTGAGGAAGAGGTTAGATTAAAGATTAGTTCTTCTAAATTAAAAGCTAACCTTAAACACTCGTCGAGTGCTAAATTAAAAATAGGATTAGCTTCTTTAGCCCGTAACGGGCGTGTAACGTACGTAACTAACATAGAGACTGGTCTAGTGGACAGTTATGCTTCTCGGCGTGCGGCAGCCATAGCGCTAAATATAGCTCCTCTTTCATTAAAAAGGTATCTAGAATCTGAAAAGGTTTATAACGGTTTATATAAAATAACAGATTATAAACCCTAAAGGTCGTGTCTCATTGGTTACTACAACTCCTAATAAAGTACTTTTAGAAAAGATACGAGAGTTTCTTCTAAGTCATTTAGATGAATATTCTGGTATGTTGGGTAGTACCACTAAACTATTTAATATTACAGATAAAAAAATAAAAGGGGATAATAAACCTATCTCTGTTTTAGAAATTTATCAAGTGGATTATATATGTAACATACTAATACCTTATTTTGATAAAATACAATTTAGAACTAAAAAATATAAGGATTACATAGATTTTAGAACGTTAGCTTTTTTAGCGTTAGATGGTAAATATCTTACAGAAAAGGGTAAAGAATTAATGATTAAATTAGGTGATACTATGAATAACAATAGATTATCTACTAATTCTAACCCCTTAACTATAGATATGTCTACTAAATCAGAATTAGATCTATTGATTAAATCAAAACCTTTAATAGAGGTAGATTCTGAGGGTAGAGCTATGATAATTCACTCCCCGGGGGGGGAAAAGAAATATATAAGATCTACTTATATTATTAAAGCTATCTTTTTAAATGGTTCTATTTCTTATTTTACTAATGGGGTCTCTTGTGCTAAAGCTCTTCATGTAAGTAATAACACTATAACACAGCGGTTAAATGATAGTAAACCTATAAAAAATAAAGAAGGTTTAGTATCTGCTCTAACCGTAAAAAGAATTAGAGCCTACTCTCCTAAGTCTTCTTCCTAGAACCACAGTTCAACCACCAGGTAACCCCTCCCCATCAAATGTTATGATGTAAAGGGGGGTATTTAATTTTAGACGTATTACTAATCTTATGAGTGCTATCCCTTGAGTAGGACAAGATATTGTTGAGTTAAAAGAAATCACAGAAATTTATTCAGAAGCAATTTATTTAAGTAGTTTACCTGTAATAGGTACTGTACATAAAAATGCTTTAAAGAAGGGAAAAAATAATTCTAGACTAGAAAACCAAGAATACCTTAATATTCCTTCATCTTTTTTGGCTTTTTTTGCCGGATTAGTAGATGGAGATGGATATATCCAAATAACCAAAACAACTAAAGGATTTATAACTATGAAACTTGTTATATCATTACACTTAGAAGATCTTTCTACCTTGGAATATATAAATTCAGTACTAAAAGTAGGAAAATTAAACATTTACCGTGATAATAGAAGTCCTACTTGTAAATTAGTTATTAATAGAACAGATTTGCAAGAGGTTGTGTTTCCATTGTTTTTATATAACAATATATTCTTTTTAACTGAAACTAGAACAAATCAGTTTAATTTAGCTATGCACATTTTAAAAAATGATATAAGAACCTATGACAAAATTTCTTCTATAGAAAATGTACCTGCTTGTTTTGAATTACCAAAAACACCCTCGGATTATACAAACTTACTTTTCTTTAGAAATTGAATCGTAGGATTTGCAATGTCCGAAGGTTCATTTTTCGTGAAAACAAATAATGATGGTTGTTTTCAGTTAAAACAAAGAATACATATTAATTTATTTGAAGCTTTTAAACTAGTGTTTGATACGAATAGAAAAATAGAAACAGAAAAAGGACTTTATAATCAATTTGGTGTTAGTTCTAAGTCTGATATACAAAATGTTATAAATTTTTTTTCATTCTCAGGTCTACATCCTTTAGTTGGATTGAAAGGTATTCAATATATTAAATGGTTAAATTCTTTACATGCAAGTAAGCGTTATAATAGTCTTAACTTTCCTGAGGCAGTATTATAGTTTATTGGTTTTATACGTTTTATTGCCTCCCTTCAAAAAAAAAATAAATTTTGTGATAAATGGGCTCCTTGAAACAGTAATGTTTCAGAGGCAAATGGGGAGAATTGCAAGGACATCTAATAAATATCCTCCGATTTATTAGATTATTTGCAGCGGAGCTTGATTCGGTATTTCATAATGAATGGATCAAGAACGTTCAACGACTAATGAGTGAGTTATACCAACAATAAGCTCGACACGAGAACCCTACAACCAAATAAAATTTTTGGTTGAAGACATAGTCTAAACACCACGAGTTAAATCTGGTGAGAACAGAGATTAAAAGCTCTGTTATAAATTAACCGTCATTTGAGGAGGTTTTTCAGTTAACAACGCCACATTAAATAGATTTTTCTCACTACACTTTGTTTTACCATTTGTCTTAGCCGCTTTAGCATTAATGCATTTAATAGTATTACATGACACTGCTGGATCGGGAAATCCTTTAGGGATTTCAGGGAACTATGAAAGAATACCTTTTGCACCATACTACTTATTTAAAGATTTAATTACAATATTTATATTTGTTTTTGTGTTATCTTTATTTGTGTTCTTCATGCCTAATGTACTAGGTGATAGCGAGAATTATGTAATGGCAAATCCTATGCAAACTCCCCCAGCGATAGTTCCAGAGTGATAAAGAAAGATGTCACTTAATCTCGCTATATGCTTAGAGTTCCTTTATATTAGGATAATCAGCAGGAAACCAAAGGACAATAGGTCTTAGTAGGATCTTCAGAGACTGTACGCGAGACAAACAAAAATATTTTGTTTGAAGATATAGTCCAATCATAATAGTAATATTGTGAATATAAGTATATATACTTATGTAATTAACATGATCCAGATATTAGCTTACTATTCTCAGTTTGCACTGTTCGTAGTGCTGCTAGTTCAACAAAGGGTATTGTACGTTTATCATCAGCTCAGAGAGCTGATATTACAATGCCAGATGAAATAAGAGATATATTAGTTGGTACTTTGCTCGGTGATGCCCACATATCAAGAAGGTCCCCTACTAGTAATACTAGATTAACATATGCTCAAACAGCTGTGGCACATAAAGAATATTTTGATTATGTATTTAGTTTCTTTATTCCTTTTTGTGTTAAGGATTATAAGCCTCATTCTAAACTAGTTAGAGATAATAGAACTAAAAAAACATATAGTTCTATAACCTTCACAACTATGCAACTTCCCTGTTTTAATGTATTTAAAGATATGTTTTATGTAGTTAACGTTAAAAAAGTC